GAGCAGATAATTACTTTGACAGCTTAGAAGCTGCCCTAGCCTTCCTAGCCTTCCTTCTGCTGCTGTAAGTTTGTGGCGAATTTACAGCTTCATCTTCGGAGGCCCAGGATCTAGGTGGAGGATCAGGAATCGACTCAATGTCTGAGAGCGGCTCAGCTGGGTCGTCGAGGGTCATAGAATTCCCCCCGATACTTTTCAGTATTTCTTGAAGGGCATCATTCGACACCTCTTCAGTTGTTCGGGCCATGTTGATGACCGTGACATTTCCAGTCTTTTTCAGCAAGGCATCTCGGAGAGTACCCAGCTGCATGGTAAAGGGCGTCGATGCGAGGAACTCGGGTAGGGAATTCATCTGAGCCGCGTGCGCCAATTCTGACGACTTCGGGTCGCTCTTATTAACCGGATTGAGACTCATCTTCAATACGAAGCTGAAGGAAACATCCTGTACCTCCCTGTCAGCTCGCAGAGCTAGGCTAGCAATAGCCTTAAGCATAGCCCTGCACAAGATCTTTTGCAAAATGCCTCCATCAACCACAGCCTTTTGCAGCAGTAAGAAGGCGTCACGGGGATTGGAAATGGTGAAGTTGAATCGTGAGTCTCCGCCATTCCTACGTACTTTTATAGTGCTAGCACCATTAAAGTGTTCGTTGATTACGACTTCGAATGATTCAGCCAAAGTGCGCTCAACCATGCACACTATATCCTCGTTGTGGACGGGAATAGTGATAGTCTTAAATTCAAGGATGTTGTCGATGCCTGACTGCGTGTCCCAATTCTTAGCAATCACGCTCGCAACGTTCACATGCGTTATCTCTCCGCTAAATCCGACGCTGAAACCATGGAATTCACCATAGAGAGACGTCAGTGAGCAGAAGTAGAACCCCCAACCATTGAGAGCTCCAAAGTAGTCTAGGAACAGATGGTACAGAGCTGACATCTGCGTAGCCCTGTCGGCATTCTCCTGCATGATGATAACTCTCATGCTTCTGTTATTCACTTTCTCACTACCCGTCGATATGCCGACGTGTCGCATCGCGGGTGTGTTTTGAATAATGCCGCACATCATGTTGACGAGGGCGGCGTGATCAGTTGATGATGCGTCAGAGGGGGCGAGCACGGAATCCATGCTTACTCTGATAACTATAGAAGCGAGATATCTGAAGACACTGGGTGTTATTATTCTAGAGCGACAGCGGTGATGACCATCAAGAGCGTAATACCTAGCTTCGCTGATCGCTAACTTAAGTATCCAGCATGTTGGACAATCATCATCGGGCAAATCTGAGAGAATCAGGTTCGTAGCCACCATTCCATTTGGACGATTGAACAGAATGTAAGATGTGGCATTCGATTCGTGCACAATCTTCACCTTGGGATGCTTGGGACAGAACGCGTTGGATCCGTCCTGCGACATGGAAGTGGCACAGCGAATGAGCAATTTCGTGAGCACCTTGATCTTGGCGCCCAGCTCCTCAGAGGTGAACAAGTTAGGATGTTCCTTGCACACACCATCGGATAGAAAACCTGGAGCATAAGTAGTGCACCCAAATGGAAGGGATGGCATCTTCCTTAATTGGGTGACGATGTACTGCCTCAGATCATTCGCTGACTTAGCGTTAGCGGCACACTCAGTCAGCACAATGGTCGTTGGCTTCACATCAGTCAAATTGGGTGGAGTGACGTAGACATAGACAGTCTCCGAATCAGACAGATTCTTCCCTTCCGCCTCAGCTGGATCCAACACATGCATGTGAACATCAGCGAGGTGGCCTAAAGTATCTATTCCGGAACAGCTCTTTTCTCCTAGGCGACAGGACCATGGCATCTTAAGCGTATCAAATACGGCGAAGGAGTTCTTTCCATCGAGGTCTTTTGCGTATGAGGCAACAGTAGCCAGAATTGCCTCAGACTGGTTTGGAAAAGTCATGATGTTCCAGTGCTGGCGTGGAAAGTTGATAATGTACGTAGTCTGTGAACTACGCAGAGCCAAAGCTGAACATTTATGGGATGGCAACCCCTGCGATTGGCCCAACGCAGGAAAGTTGCTGACGTACGCCGAGTTGACCCAAGCATTCGTCTTCCCTTCAGATGGTGAACTCATTGATCCTGGAGTTTCCGAATTCGAGCTTAAAGCCGAAGGAGTCCGAGACAAGTCGCGTCCTCTCCCCGTAACAAAGCTTCGAGATTGGTTCATCCTGAATACACTGTAGTTAATCGG